ATTAACCGCTTCCTTAGTTCCTCAGAATTGACGCCAAGAGTTCTGACTTTTGCCTCAGCAAAATCTTGAGCAGCTAAAACCCGAAAGCCCGCTGTTAGTCCAGCCACTGCTGTTAGCAGGGGTGCGATCGTAACTAATGCACCTTTTAGAGCTTTATCTAATACCCCGACACCAGCTGCAGCCCCTTGTGCTGACCGCCCAAATTTTCTGACATTATTGCTTGCCGTCGGGAGCTTCTTTTGCAGCCTTGTAACTTCCTTTTCAAGCGCCTGCATCCTGCGCTCAAGTTTTTGCAGGTCACTTAACCCTTTGACCTTTACAGGAATGTCAATAGGGGCTGAAGACACAGCAAAACACCACTGATGCCTCAGTCTATCGGCGCCGCTGTGCCCTCTTCATCGCCTCATCCTTCTCTTCATTCATCAGGTTGAAGTAGGTGATCCACACCCACAACTCCTGATAAGTCATCTCACGCCTGAGCTGGCCAAGAGTCATCCCTAACTCTTTGGCCACATGAAGCTCAGCCAGCAGATTTGGTTCCCTTTTTAGATCCCGCTTGAGTGCTTTTCATGTCTAGCTCTTCTGCCTCATCTTCATCAGGGCTAAGGGCGGCCATGATTTCTGAAGCTGTTTTCATGGACAGCTGACGCATCAAGACGGGAATTGCGTCGACCTGATACTGCCTTTGGCCAGCTTCATCCAAAGCTTTAGCCACGAACAGCCGGGCGGTGTATTCCAAAAAGTCTTCTGGATTTTTGCTCGTTCTCTTGGCTGCTTGGAAATCAGCAATCGTTGTCGGCTTTGACCAAAAGCTCAAATCCTTGCCGTGAATGAACAACTCACGCTTCGTCAGTTTGTTCTCGATCGCTGCAATCTCAAGCAGTTTGTCAAGCTGGCTCATTGTTTAGTACGCCGTAACCATTCGACAATAGCAATAGGAAACAGGGAGAGTCGTTACGGCGTCCCTCCCTATTACCCAACCGCACACGCAGTGACGGCATCACGAGCCTAGACAATAAAAAACCCCCGACCGTAGTCAGGGGCTAGTTGTATTTGATTACTCAGACCAGTGCCTGGCCAATCCAATGGGTTGGATTGAACATGGTGAAGTTCACTTCAGCCTGTGTCGGATCATCAGGGTTTACGCCCGTGTTGAAGTCAGTGAACTGAACAGGGCCAGCAATCAGCGTGGAGTTCACGTCGTCAGGTTGCGGTGGTGTCGCACCATCTGAAACAAGGTCCATGTAAAGCTTGACTCGCGCACCGTCTTGATTATTCAAGAAGGTGGATTCCATCAAGCGATTACCCAGCGCCTTCTCGTTGTCGGTGATGTAAAGAACCATAGTGCCAGTGATTTCGGCGAAACCTGGCTGATTCTTTTTAGTGGCTGCCCACTTTTGACCACCAGCTGATGCACTAGGTGCACAAGGCAAGGTCGTAACGTCGAGCGATTCACGGCTCATTGACACGGTCCACTCCCTGACTTCACAGATGCCCTGTGCAGGGTTGAAGTCCATGTCAATGTGGCCACCGTTGTCCGCGCCATCACCAGCAATAGTGACGGCAGTGCCACCGGATTCAGTGACTGTCACCGTGTTAGCGGCGTTATCAACTGTTGCGATGACATAGGCCGTGGACGCATCAAGACCAGTGTCAAGAGTTGCACCACCAACGGGAGTGAATTTGATCGGGTCACCAACGCGAAAATCGTTTTGCCCGTTAACAGTGATCTCGCCAGATACTGCAAAATCAGCCGCCAAAAGGCATGCCTTAGTTCCTGCAGGGGTGTAGTAGACGGCTCCAGAACTACCCGTTAGGGCGTTGGAGCTACATGCGACAGGCATGAGTCCTCAATGAAAAACAACAGCGGGGGCGTTGTCTTCGGGGGCAAAGACGTTTTCAGTCTATTCAGGCAACAGAGGCAGAAAATGAACAGCTAAGCGTTGCAAGTGCATACGGTTCAGTGCCGCCTAAAACAGGTGTAGGACCATTGATCTGGCCACACTTCACCTGAGTTGATGCCGTGTTATCGAACATGGTGTTCATTGCTTTCATCCCTTCTGCGCCTAACTCTTCAAGCTGCTTCATTCCGCGACCGCGTGGCGCGTAACAGGTCAGCTGAAGGTTGCCCAGCAACCGCTCAAGGGCTCCACCATCTGGGCAGATCACCGACTCTGTCGTAGTCGTGTAACTGATTAAACAGATGACATACGGCAGGTCAGGCGGGCTCTCTTGCACGTTGTCAAACACCACCTCAACAGGTGGGCTCATGGCTTGATAAATGCTTGAGACCTTTGTCTCAATAACTGAACGCACAGAAGCAAAGCTCATTTCACTTTCCTCAGATAGAAGTCGAAGGCTTTATCGGCATCCTTCGCAAGATTGTTTTCAATGCGAGTGAACCAATCACCAGCGCCGCCGCCAACCCGGCCAACATATCCGGGGTCAAACGCTGCCCGCTGTGCATACGGGAGGTTGTTGGAAATGAACCAATCCGAATCCATCGTGATCTGACCGCCGTATTTATCGATCGTGACGGGTCCAGGTGTCTCTCGCTTAGGTGGCGCGTCCCTGTTAGGGACCCCTCTCCCAATCATCCAACTAGACGCAAGTCGGCCCGTGTCAACAGGAGAGCTAGCAGCCAGCTTTGATTGAGTTCTAGTAAGAAACAACGCAAGACCTTTGTCTAACGCCTCATCAATTTCTTTCACCAGCTCAGGGCCACGGAATCCTTTCTTTGCCATTACTGATTCCTCGCAGTAATCCGACTGGCTATCAGACCCTCGCTGCTATAAGTCGGGTCGACATTGGTGACCTTCCAGTTCGTGCTGTCATAAATCACTCGATCGGACGTTGTAGGCAGATCAGGCATCCCGCTAGTGCCGTGATGGATCCATAGCCTTAACTCGTAGGTCTCACCTACTCCACCAGTTTCAATCCGGCCGCGACTTAAAACGCCAGCCTTGATGCTGAATTGTTGAACGTCTTCAGTGACATCACCTGTCGCTGGATCGTATGCAGGCGGCAGATGCCGCTCATACAAAATGTTGGTCGGAAAAACATTATCAATTAGGTCTTCAGCGACCGGCAGAAAAGTCGAGACAATGTCGATGGGTCTGGCCTCCGCTTATGACCCATTGTATGAACCCGGACCATACGGACCCCGCAAGATTCGTTGCAGCTCAGGCACGCTGATTTGCCATTTCTTGGCCAATCCGCTGATGTCTCCATCCCAAAAGATGGAGTTCATGCAGATCATGTATTCCCGCTCTGTCTGGGCCGGATACGGATTGGGATCAGGGATGCTCATCGCTTCTTTTTGCGTCCGGTTGGTTTGACCTTGGTCTTCGGTTTGGGCTTGCTTCCATATTTTGCTGCCCACCGCTTTGCAATCTCTGGCTCATTGGCAAAGAGATAAGCCTTCTGCTTCTCGGATTTGAACGGCATCAGGACCTCACGCGATTGATGATTCCGGACTGGCCATAGTTGCCGTCCAGCCAGCAGGCCAGGACATCAACCAGCCAAGGGAATTTCTGCAGCACGATCGGAGCACTGACGCCGATCTTGGTGCCAACGTCTGACGGTGCAAAGAACTCCTGTTGAAGATCACCCAGCTTTTGCATCTTCACCGCACCACGCTGAGGCGTAGGCGTCGGTACACCAGGGATGATCGCGTTTGGATCGTTAAACAGATTTAGCGCCAGATAGGCGCAAGCCTGCTCTACCTGCTTTGGAATGGCTGCACACGTCGCCGTAATGCCCTTACAGACGAAACCACTCCGAGGCCACTGCAACGCCTGCGGCTTGCTTGAATCATCTTTAGCCGGAGAGCATCGCTCTCCTGAAAACTTCAACGCCTCCAGAGCATTCGTCGATGCCATCAAAGACTGCTCTTTTTCCGTTTGGGTTAATGCAGACCAAGCCGCATCGTTCAGCGTGTTCGCCCAGATTGCATCGGCAGTATCAACGGTGATGTAAGACGTGGCACGCCAACTGCCGAGGGTTGCATCAAAGGTCATGTGAGCACGCTGAAAGCTAAAACCCAGCCATCCTTGACGCGGCGCCTGTGCTCTTTAGTCGCTTCATCTTTTGGCAGATGAACGACGTTAAGGATTCCGTTTTTGTAGAAGTCCATACGCACAAGACCAATCATCAGAAAAGACCGGCTGAGCCAGTCTATTGCCGCTCCGAATTGACAACAAAAAAAGAGGGGCCGAAGCCCCTCACCACTTTCCACTGTCGTCTGTTCACCCGAAGAAGCAGACAATCAAACAGTACCGCCAAAGGGGCTGTTGGTCACCAGTTCGACCAGGCCACAAAGCTGAGGTACTGAGTAAGCCAGGCTCCAGTTTGTGGGCTCTGCAAGCTGTGCGTTAGTAGGACCGTCAAATGAACCAGCCCAGGAAACGCCAGGCAGGTGCATCACGTTGTTGTAAGTGACGGCCATGATGTCCTGAAGGCTCAGGATGTTGCGCTCAGTCTCGATTTGCATCGCGAACTGTTGGCCAGTCTTGATCGCTCCATCGTTGAACAGATAGGAAACGAACTGCTGTGCCTGACCAGCGGTGCCACGGATAGGCATCTGGGAGTCAACAACAACGCGAAGACCAGCGAAGTAACCGATCTGGGTGTTGGTAACACCAACGCCACCGCCACCCCACTGGATGTTTCCGCCGGAAACCAGGGAGTCGGTAGAGAAGGTCAGCATGCCGATCTGCTCCAGATACGCAGCACACAAGGGGTGCATTGCGATCGCGTTCAGATCATTCGCACGTTCAGAAAGCAGATACTTGGCTGCAACAACATTCTGTGCAGTCAGGTAGTTTGCCTCAGTCAATGCGCCGGCATCAGTGCCAGACACGTCAAGGCTGTTAGTGGCGGCGAGAGGGCCAGAAGGTCCAACAATGCCCTGAAGCATAAAGAGCAGTTTCTGCTCCATCTTCCGCGCCATGTCCGTGGACAGCTGGCTGCGGATTGCATTCAGTGCATCCTCGCCGGTTTGAACCTCAGAAAGGTCATCCATAGCGAACGCAGCACCACGGTTCGTGATGGTTGCGTACTGAGTTGAAGCGGTGGTCTTCTGGGTTGTATAGAAGCCAGCGCCGTTGGTTCCCCAGCTGTTGGAGGACTCAACCGACTCTTCGGTGTAATCAAGAGGGTCGAAGAAAGGAACCTCAATACGGGTTCCAATGGTGTTGCTCAGACGCGCCTCTGGAGCGAGGATGCCTGACTGAACAAAGGCGGATTTTTGGAAGATTTCCTCGATGAGGTACTTCTGAAACGGCGCCGAAGTCGCCAGCCTTGTTAGTGAACCAATGTCACTGGTAAAGACTGACTGATTAGGATTGGTTCCGGCG